CGCTTCTATTTTCTTATCTAAAATGGCTGAAAATAGCGGTTTGGTTTCTGAACTGGCCGTAACTGGCGCGAACTGGCCAGATGACGACAGAAGGCAACCAGTCGACGTAGTGCATAATTATTCAGACATATACAGGCCGCGTTTAGAAACTGTTTGTAATCGTGAAGGCCGTTATTTTGCGGACGGCGTAAAAGTTTGGGCTAAAGATTTTTTAAATGTTGAATTAATGAACTGGCAATATCACGTTGCTAGCGGTTTATTGGCGCACGACGCTAACGGCGATTTATTGCATAGGCAAGGCCTGGTTAGTGTTGCTAGACAGAACGGTAAAAGTATTTTGCTGGCTGGGGTAGTTGGCTATTGGGCTACGGTTATGCCGAAGCTGCGCGGTAGGCCGCAAACGATTATTACTACGGCCCATAGATTAGATTTAGCTATCGAGTTATTTAACCAGGTAGCGCCAATATTGGAAAAAGAATTTGGGGCTATTTTGACTTGGGCGGTAGGCCGTAACGAAGCCAATTTGCCAGACGGTACACGCTGGCTAGTTCGCGCTGCTACCCCGACTTCGTTTCACGGTCTTACAGCTGATTTAGTTTGCATAGATGAACTTTGGGCGGTTTCGCCAGACAGCGTAAGCGTAGGACTGTTGCCTACTATGCGTACCCGTAAAAGCCCGTTGCTGTTTATGACTTCAACAGCTGGCGACGAAAGCAGTAAAGAAATGCAGAAATGGCGTGAACAGGGTTTACGGGCAATAGACGAAAAAAAAGTTACGTCGCTATATTTTGCTGAGTATTCACCTAGTAGCGATATTGACCCTATGACGCCCGAAGCGTGGATAAAAGCAAACCCCGCTATAGGCAGCACGTTAACGCTAGATGTAATCGCGTCAGAAGCCGAACAGCCGAACCGTAACGCGTTTCTACGCAGTAGCGTAAATTTGTGGACAGCCAGCGCTAACGGCTGGTTACAGCCTGGCGTTTTTGACAAACTAGTAACAGCTGACCCAATGCCCAAAGGCGGCGTACTGGCTATAGAACAAAGCCAAGACGAAGCCCGCTATGTAGGCGTTAGGGCCGCGCTAAACAGCAAAGGCCAAATACAGTTAGCAGTCGAATTTATTAAAGATACTTTGGCGGACTGTTGGCAGGCTGTAGAAAACGCTTGCCAAGACCAAACGACACGGCTACTTATTACCCCAGCGTTTGAAATGTCTTTACCTACAAAATTTGAACGACGCGCTTCTATTGTCGGTAATCGAGAATTACAACGCTGGACGGTAGGCGCTAGGGCAGCAATTTTAGAAGGCAAAATACGGCACGACGGCAGCACACTTTTAGCCCAGCACGTAGAACGGGCCGTAGCAGTCAAAAATCAAGGCGCTGTAACTTTGTCTAGTTTGCGTAGTCCAGGCCCTATTGAATTAGCCCGCTGTTTAGTGTTTGCGGTTGCTATGGTAAGCAAACCAGCCACAATAGGTAAGCCGTTAATTGTAAGTACCCGTAACGCTATTTAGTTTGGGTTTCGGCTAATGTGTAACGCGGGTAGCCGTCGAGTTTCTTAACTTTCTCGTAGGGTAACTGCGGCGGCTACCTACCACCAAAACTTTTATAAAGTGTGGCATACTAAATCAATGGCATTATTTACCCGCAAAGCTGAACCAGCAAAAATAGTTAAGGCCGCTGCCGGTAGTGCGTCTAATCGAACTGGTAGTAATGCCGGCGCTTCTCAAATTGGCAACTTCTACGCCTATTCAGACGGAAGCATTAGACAAAAATTTATGCAAGTCCCGACAATAAGTCGCAGTAGAGACCTTATGGCTTCTGTTATAGGTTGCTTGCCGTTAAAAATGTTTAAAGAAATGTGGAACGGCGAAGAAATGGAATTAGTACCCGAAGCGCCGCGCAGTTGGTTAGCAAGAATAGATAAAGGCGTAACAAATAATTTTATTCTTAGTTTTACACTGGACGACCTACTGTTTTATGGGCGGGCTTTTTGGTATGTTACCGAAAGAGATAGTTCAGGCTATCCAAGTTCGTTTACTCGACTACCTGCGGCAATAGTTACAACACAAGACCAGGCAGCAACTAACGGCGTTTGGTTCGGCCCATCTAAACAAGTTTTATTTCAAGGCCTACCAATTCGCTACGAAGATTTAATACAATTTTTAAGCCCGATACAAGGCCTAATTTATACTGGCGCTACTTCAGTCGATACGGCGCTAAAACTTGAACAGGCCCGTAACCGTAACGCTTCAAGTTTGCAACCAGCCGTAACACTTCGTCAAACTTCGGGCGAACCGATGTCCGCACAAGAATTACGTGATTTAGCGCAAGCATACGACGAAGCGCGTTTTGCTTCAGCTACAAGCGCAGTAAACGAATTTGTAGAAGTAATACCGAATATGGCAACGCCCGACAAAATGCTTTTAATTGACGCGGCAGAATATCAAGCAAAAGAAATCGCACGTATCGCAAACGTCCCCGCTTATCTTGTTTCCGTCAGCATAGGAAATTACAGTTATGTTTCAAGCGCTGAAGCTTCACGCGATTTATATACGTTTGGCGTCAAACCTTATATTGATTGCATACAAGAAACGTTAAGCGCAAATAACGTATTGCCACGCGGAACGGTAGTACGCTTCGACATTGAAAGCTATTTAGAACAGCAAGAAAAAATGAAACCAGACGAAGCCAAAGAAGTAGAAACGGTAGAAATAGATGATTAGATTAGTGCCGCAAGATTTAAATTTAGACGCTGCGCCCGCCGGCGCAAAAATGCCCCGAAGAACGTTGGCGGGCGTAGCGGTTCAGTACGACGTCGAAGCGGTAGTTTCGGACGGTCAAAAAGTTAAGTTTGCTAATGGTGCTTTGCCGTTAGAAGGCAAGAAACCAAAAATGTATCTTTATCACGATAGTTCTATGCCTATAGGCATTGTGGAAAGCCGCGAACAGGTAGGCGATACCGTGCTATTTGAAGCCCGCATTAGCGAAACCCGCGCAGGCGACGAAGCGTTACAACTAGCCAAAGACGGCGTTTTAGATAGCGTTTCGGTAGGCATTTTGCCAGTCGAATTTAGCTTTGACGAAGCCGGCACAATGATTATTACTAAGGCCGACTGGCAAGAGTTAAGCCTTTTACCTTACGGCGCTTTTGAAGCCGCTAAAGTTGAACGGGTGGCTGCGAGTATCCACCAAACAGAACCAGAAGTAGAGTTAAATAGTAAACAAGACCCAGAACAAGAGGTAACAAAAATGAACGAACCAGTAGAAACCCCGCAAGTAATTGAAGCTGCAGCCGTACACACTGTTTACGCGCAACCAAAAAAACTTCGTTTGCCTTCGACTTCAGAATATATCGCAGCGTATGTACGCGGCGGTTCAGATTTCGCACAACTTAACGCAAACATTAACGCGGCACGAATTGAAGCTGCGCCAGGCGTCGCACCATTTGTAAATACTGAATCGACGCCAGGCATTTTGCCAGAAATTATTGTGGGTTCTGTCTATGATTCGCTTAACCCGATTAGACCATTTGTTACGGCTATTGGTACTCGTGCTATGCCTACAGCTGGTGCAACTTTTCGCCGCCCAAAAATTACGACACGGCCAGTAGTAGCGCAACAGTCTGCACAGTTTGACCAGTTAAACGCTTCAACTGTTCAAGTGTCAAATTCAGATATTTCTAAACTTAGTTTTGGAACATTTGTTACCGTGTCCGAACAAGATTTGGACTGGTCAGACCCTTCAAGCATTGACATCATTTTGAACCAGTTAGCTATTGCTTACGGTCAGGCAACAGATAACTACGCTGTAGATACTTGCCACGCTGCAATTACACAAACTGCAAGCGTCGCAGACACAGCCGTAGGTGCTGACTGGGTAGCTGCAATCTATGACGGCGCACGACAAATTAGCGAAAGTTCAAACTATCTGCCTAGTCATATGGTGGTAACGCCAGCCAGCTGGGCGGCGCTTTCGTCATCAGTGGACGACGCAAACCGACCAGTATTTCCGTACACGGGCGCACCGAACCTTATGGGTCAAAACGCTGCAGGTAACGCAGCCGCTAACACTTGGAACGGTAACCCGCTTGGCCTTGTGCTTGTCGTTGACAAAAACGCGCCAGGTTCGTTTATGGGCCACGCTGCAGGACCAGCCGCAGGCTTCGAGTTCTACGAACAGCAAAAAGGCGCAATTTCAGTAGACGTACCAGCCACACTTGGCCGCACTATTGCCTTCAGAGGCTACGCAGCCGCGTTTATGGCAGACGCTACCAAGTTCGTCAAGTTCGTTTAACGACTAGAAAGAAGGCCAGCTATGGCCGTCTATTCGGTCAAACAAAAATATTTAACCGACAATTACGCAGTAGTCGTACTTGTTACTAACGCTGACCCGTTAGAAGTAGGACAAAGCGTAACTATCGCAAGCGTTGACGCCACGTTTAACGGTACTTATACCGTCGCTGCGTTGCCACAATATTATTTTAATGGCGTAGATATAGAAGGCTTTTTTCTTTACGACATTGAAAGACCGATAGCCAACCAGGTTTTATTTGCTAAAACAGCTGACAACGTAAACATAGTTGCAGCAACCGGCACACTAACTACGACGCCTGTTTGTACTTGGATAACTGCAACACAGATAGAGGACTGGTTAGGTATCGGTACAGCAACGGCAGCTGATACAGCATTTTTAACTACTTGCGCTTTAGCGGCTAACAATTTTTGTTACGCCAGAAGGCGCGAAGCTGGATATAAAAACGAAAGTTTAACTACCGTGCCAAATGGGGCAGTTAGTTTAGGAACGATTATGTATGGCGGCGCGCTATATCGTCAACGCGGCGGCGTACAAGATTTTGCGTCGTTTGACGGTTTAGGTACAGCTAATAGTTTTGGTTTGTCGCCAATGATTAAACAGCTGTTAGGCGTCGATAGGCCAGCGGTTGCGTAATGCCCCAAAACTTTACCGACCTGTTTAATACGTCGCTAACAAATTTAACTACGACACTTTCAGCCGTTACAGGCTTACAGGTAGTGAACGACCCGCGAAACCTTGTCCCGCCTTGCGCTTTTATTGACGCGCCAAGTTTCGAAGCGTTTAACGCCAACATTGTAAAAATGTCGTTTCCAGTACGGGTAATAACTTTAGGGCCAGGCAACTTGGACGCGCAGCGCAGCTTACTTAACCTTGCTTCGCTGGTGCTGGGTGCTAATGTAGGCGTTACGGACGGTAGGCCTACAGAAGCTTTAGTAGGCGGCGTGGCTTACCCTGCGTATGATTTGACTATAACAATGCAAGCCCAGACAGCGTAAGGATAAACAAATGACTAGTTATATGGTTACTTCGGACAGGTTCGCAGGTTTTAAAATTGGCGATACTGTAACCGATAAAGATTTAGAAGGCGTTAACGTCGAAGCGCTAGTAGACGGCGGCCACCTATCCACACAAAGCACTAAAAAATCTGGTAAAACTAAAGATACAGAAACAGACAAGGACTAACTTAATATGGCTACTTCAGTTTATTTAAGCTCACCAGCGCTAACTATCAACGCTGTAAATCTTACGGACCAGGCTACTAGTGCCGTGCTTACGTATTCATTAGAACAGCTAGAGACTACAAGTTTCGGGGATATTGCCCGCAAGTACGGCGCAGGTTCGATAACTTCATTACAAAACAACACTTTTGAAGTAACGCTTTATCAAAGTTACGAAGCAACAGAAACCGAAGCAACTATTTATGGTCTTGTCGGAATTAACAACTGCACTATTACAGTCTCGCCAACAGCTGCAGGACTTGTAACGCCTACGGCTACTTCGCCTAAATACACGCTTACAGGTACTTACCTTGAAAGCCACACGCCAATTAACGCAAGTCTTGGCGAACTGTCAACCATTACGTTGACGTTTACTGGCGGCACACTTACTAAAGCCGTTTCATAATGGCGCGGCTTTGGCCGCTGAGAACTAAAAAAACAAGCAACGCTAATAAGGCGCTGCCCTACGAAAGGCAAATATGCAATTAACACTTAAAGCCGTATTTAAAGACGGCAACAATTACGAAGTGCAAACTAATTTAATGACGATAGTTCTATGGGAAAGAAAATATAGGCGCAAAGCTTCAGACATAGCTAACGGCATAGGCGTAGAGGACTTAGCGTATATGTGCTACGAAGCCAGCCGCCTAAACGGAATAACTGTCCCTAGTTCGTTAGACGCGTTTATTAATAGCCTTGTAAATATTGAAGTAGTAGACCAGGCCGCCGATTTAAAAGCAGACCAGGCACAGTAAGTTATCTTATGGCTGAAGTGTTAGTAACTTGCCATTACTGGCCTAGCCATATCGAGTTTGGTATAAACGATTTGTATACCGTCGTAGAAATTTTAAACAAACAGAATAAAACTTATGTCTAACCCAAAATTAGTTTTACAAATCGAAGGCATAAAAGAAACTTTGGCTGAACTAAACAAATACGACAAGGTTTACAGACGGCAAGTAACTAAAGATATTAAAGGCGCTGGTGCGCCAATTATCGCTACAGCCCGCCAACTAATAGGCGACGTCCCGCCTTTATCGGGTATGGTTCGCGGCAAACTTATTAAAGGCCGCGAGGTTTATTGGACTAACAAAACGGCTAAAGCTGGCCTAAAAATTAAGGTAGGTAGACGGGCCAGCAAAGGCGGCACGGTTCAATTTAAAGACAAATTTGACGCAGAAAATAACCCGCGTGAAAGCCATAGCGTAACTTTTAAAGCTAGGCCCTATCAACTTATGGTGGCCCAACAAACGGACGCGGCAGGCGCAATATATGACCACGCAGGCATTAAAACCAAAAACACTAATTTCGTTAATAATTTAAATGTTGAAGTTGGAAGCCAGCCACGCGCCATAGACCCAGCAGTACAGCAACATAGGGAAACCGTGCAATATGCGGTTAAACAAATTGTCGACGAAGTAGCCAAAACTTTAAATAAAAAGTTGAAGGTTCGCTATGGCAATTAACATACCGATTACTTCGACATTTGACGACACGGGGCTAAACAAAGCCCAGCAGGCGTTAAAAGGTATTGCCGGGCCAGCTGGCAAATTAGGCGACATACTTAAAGCTTCGGTAGTGCCAGGCCTTATAGCGGCTGCTGGTTCGGTGCTTGTATTCACTAAGGGCCTAATGCCAGCTATTCAAGCGGCCAGCGATTTACAAGAAAACACAAGCAAAATAAAAGTAATTTTTGGCGACGCTGGCAAAGCTGTAACCGATTTTGCTAAAACTGCTGCGCGTGAAATCGGGCAAAGTCAAAACCAGGTTTTAGCGGCTGCTGGTACGTTTGGCACGTTTGGTAAAGCTGCTGGTTTAGCGGGCGACCAGTTAGCGACGTTTACAACAGATTTTATTACGTTGTCTGCTGACCTGGCCAGTTTCAATAACACAACGCCAGACGAAGCCATTAACGCTATTGGCGCTGCGTTACGCGGCGAAGCTGAACCGTTAAGGCGTTTTGGCGTTTTGCTTAACGACGCAACACTTAAAGCCGCTGCATTAGAACTAGGCATATATAGCGGTAGCGGTGCATTAACAGCGCAGCAAAAAATCTTAGCGGCACAAAAAGTAATCTACGAACAAACAGGCGACGCGCAAGGCGACTTCGAGCGAACTTCAGACGGCCTAGCTAACCAGCAACGTATTTTAAGCGCACAATTTGAAAACGTGAAAACCAAAATAGGCGAATTGCTGTTACCGGTTTTTTCTACGTTAGTAAAGTTTTTAAACGACGAAGTACTGCCAGCAGTCGACAGGGTTATAACAGCGTTTGGCGAACAGGGTTTAGGCAAAGGCCTTCAACAGGCTGTAGCCGAAACTGGTAGCGCTGGTGAAGGTTTAGTAAAGGCTTTCAAATTTATTGCTGTTAACGCCGCAAAAATGGCAAACGTCGTTTATAAATCAGTTCAGGTACTTATAGCGCAATTCCAGTTTTTAACTGGCAACCCGTTAGACGCTATAAAAACTATGTCTAAAGTCTTTGACGATTTCATAGACATAGGCGCACTAGAAAAAAGCTTCGACAGTTTCGCCTACAAAGTAAGCGTTTTGCAAGGCGCAGTACTTAACCAAAACCAAACAATTTTAGACGCCGAAAAACGGTTAGACAGTTTTGGTAACAAAGCTAAAAAAACTGCTAGCGAACTGGCAGGCGACGACGACGACGAAAAAACTTTAAGCGGCGCAGCAAAGAAAGTAAGCCAGGCAGTAAAAGACGCCGCTAAAGCTTTAGAAAAAGAAATGGGCGACGCGCTAGACGCCGCTAAAGACAGACTTAAAAAAGCCCAAGACGCATTCAACAATTTTGCGCAATCAGTTAGCGACGTAATTAAAGGTGCTTTAGATTTTGGCGCAGCTTTTGAGGAAGGCGGCGAGGACGCAGGTAGCACGTTTTTTAGTGCGCTACAAAAACAAGCCGATAAAGCTAAAGAGTTTGCAAACCTTGTAGAACAGCTATTAGCTACGGGCCTATCGCAAGAAGCGCTACAGCAGGTAATCGACGCGGGCATAGATAGCGGCGCAGCTATCGCCAAAGAACTTTTAAAGTCTGGTGAAAACGTTTTACGCGCTAACAAACTTGTAGAAGAAACAAACGCAATAGCCGAAGCTATCGGCAACTTGTCAGCAAGTAAATTTTATGCTGCTGGCGTATCTAACGCCCAACAATACTTAGCAGGCGTTGAAGCGGCTATGGCAATAGCGCAAGCCAAGCTTGGTAAAAAAGGTATAAACCTTGCTGACGTTAAAGGCATTAGCAGCGGGTTTAATAACGCGATTAGCACAACGCCGACAATGACAGCGCCGACTATGCCTAGCGTTATACCGGTAGGCGCACCAACAGACAAAGGCCAGCCTTCAGGCAACGTAACCATAAACGTAAATAGTCAGCTGGCTACTAAAGGCGAAGTAGGCGAAGCTATTAACGACGCTTTGCGGGCCTATAACCGTCTTAGTGGCCCGTTGCAGTTGCAAATCGCGTAATGGCTGGCGTAGCGGTAGTCGGTTCGGGTAATTACGAACTGTTTATAGACACGGGCTTTATTCAAGACGGTTTCACACTCGACGACGCTACAGCAGGCGTTTTAGATAATACGCAGTACGTTTTAGACGGTACTACTAACTTTGCACCAGTTTTAGACGGTTGCGTAAATGTGCGGGTTAAGCGTGGCCGTGAGGATATTGGCGACCAGTTCGGCGCTGGCACTATGTCTTTTACGCTTAGCGATACCAGCGGCATATTCAACCCGTTCGACCAAAATTCGCCTTATTTTGATACGGCATTAGCCCAGCCAGGTTTAGCGCCTATGCGCCAAGTTGAGTTAGTGCGCTACGACGATAGCAACATAGCCGAATGCCTTTTTAAAGGTTACGTCGTTAATTACAATTATAATTTTGCTTTAGGCGGTATAGATACCGTAAGCGTTTTTTGTGCAGACGATTTTTATTTATTAAGCCAAACGTTTTTAAACGAATACAACGTTAGCGAAGAATTAACAAACGTGCGTTTAGAAACCGTTTTAGATTTACCAGAAGTCAATTTTCCAGCAGCGGCCCGCAATATTTCGACAGGTACACAAACTTTAGGCGGCGCGTCCGCATTTACCGTAGCGCAGGGTACTAACGCTTTGTCGTATTGCAGCCAAATTAACGACGCCGAACAGGGCCGCTTATTTATGTCGCGGGACGGCGTTTTAACGTTTCAGCCGCGCATAGGTGCAACGCTTAGCAGCGCAGTAGCAAACTTTAACGACGACGGCACAAACATTAAATACAACGCTTTAGGCATAACTTTTGAAGCTGACCAGGTTATTAACCGTGCTGTAGTACAAATTTTAGGTAGTAACAACCCGCAAACAGCAGAGGACTTGGCCAGCCAAGCAAAATATTTTATACAAACTACAAGCATTACTAACAGCCTTTTACACAACACAACAGCCGCCGCCGCTTTAGCCGATTATTTGTTAGACGGCGAACCAGAAGCCCGCTATACGTCTGTTGGTACGGCGTTTAATATGCTGACTACAGCCCAAAAAGACACGCTGGCTGCAGTCGATATAGGCGACACAATAGTAATAGAAAAAACTTTCGTTAGTGGCGCAGGCACAACGCAGCTAGCGCAAGAATTAAGCGTAGAAGGTATTGAACACGTTTTAGACCTAAGTTCAGGCCATAAGGTTTTATATTTTACTGCGCCTACAACTATTGTTTACGAACTGATTTTAGACGACGCTATTTACGGGATACTAGACGCGCTAAACGTTTTGGGATAGTCTGAAAGGTACTTATGGCGATACAAGATTTTACAGCAGGCCAAGTTTTGACGGCTGCGCAAATGGACAGTTTGCAGGCGAACGATTACAACCAAACAGTTAGCACAAAGACTGCTAGTTACACACTTGTTGCAGCCGATAAAGGCACACGCGTTGTTATGAATAGCGCAAGCGCTACAACTATCACGGTCAATACAAGTTTATTTAATGCAGGCGATACGGTTTATTTGCAAAACATTGGTGCTGGCGTGAGTACGGTTACGGCTGGTACGGCTACGGTTTCTAGCGCTGGGCCGTTGGCTATTCCGCAAAATGGTGGTGGTTTACTTTATTTTACTAGTGCGGGCGTATCTATTTATTATCCGTCAGCAGTTACAGCAAGCGCCAGCGGTCTTGTATGTGTCAAAGCCGAAACAGCGTTTACAACCGCTTCAACTATAAATGTGAATAATGTTTTTAGTTCAACTTACACAAATTATCTGTTAAACATTATTTTTGACGCGTCAACCGAGTTAGATGTTCAGTTGCGTTTGCGTGTTGGCGGCGTAGACAATTCGACAGCCAATTCATATAAAAGACAAACTATTGAAGCGTCAGGCGGTTCATCAACCGTTACTCAAACCCAACGCGATAATTATTTGTTAGGTGCAGGCAACGCGTCAGCACCAAGCGCAATTCAAGCATATTTGTTTCAACCATTTAGTGCAGCCAAAACGCCGATTATGTCAAATAACCAAAGGTCGAGCAATACGACAACTATTTTTATTTCTTGGGCTTATCACGACCAAACCGTTTCTTACGACGGTTTTAGTTTGTTAACCAGCACAGGCACAATAACGGGTACATATTCGGTTTACGGATATTCAAAGACGGTATAAGTTATGACATTAAAAATAAATGTTGACGGTATAAATCGCGAAATGACCGAAGAAGAAGAAACAGCGTATTTAGCGTTTACAAAAAAATTAGAAGCGGATAACAAAATTGAAGCCGAAGCACAAGCTGCAAAACTTGCGGCGCGCCAAAACGCTATTGACAAACTTGGATTAACCGCAGATGAAGCCGCCGCGCTATTTGGCTAGTTTGGCATTGTTAATTGTGCTGAGCGCTTGCGAAACCACACGCGACAATACACTAACGGTTAAGTCAAAAGTCAAAAATATGGTTTTAGATAATTGCAACGTACCAGACCGTTGCGGGATAACGCCGTGAAACGCTACCGATACAGCCCGGACGAATTACACGCGCGCCTAATTGTTACCGTAGGCATATTGTTAGGTTTAGTTTTTAGCGTCATTGTCGTAGGTATGGTCTACGGCCTACTTTTTGTAAGCCAACCAATAGAACAAAGCCCAAACGACGCAGCGTTTATAGATTTAATGTCGACTATTGTAGTTTTTTTAACTGGCACATTATCGGGCCTGGTTGCTTCAAACGGTATTAAAAGTAAACGTAACGAATATTTAGACGAAAATGACTAGGCCCTATACAGCTTTTAAAGCGCCAGTAGCTAAAGGCCCGTTGCAGGGTATGGACGAATTTATACGCCAGGTAGTTAAACGGTCTGGCAATTCGCTTTGGAATAACGGTAGCTGGGTAGTGCGCGATATTCGAACTAAACCAGGCCAGCTATCTAACCACGCGCGCGGTTT